TATAGAAACCAAACATATAAAATAAAGCAAACAGCTAGCGGCGCACAAAAAGCTATTGAAAAGACTGATGAATTTGATCCACCTAAAGATCAAAGATCAATGTTTGAAAAAGTCCAGAGATCTATTGAAGTGCTTTATGAAGGAGCAAAGATCATTGGTTATGACAAACTGTTGAAATGGAAGTATGCAGAGAACATGACAAGGCCAAAGTCGGACATTACTCGTGTTAACATGAGTTATGCCATCGTTGCTCCTAGAATTTATCGAGGCGTACCTGAGTCTTTAGTTTCTCGTATGACAAGTTTCGCTGATATGATTCAGCTAACACACTTGAAGTTGCAACAGGTTTCATCTCGAGTTGTACCAGATGGTATCTATATGGACGCTGATGGTTTAGCTGAAATTGATCTTGGTAATGGAACTAACTATAGTCCACAGGAAGCTTTAAATATGTACTTCCAAACTGGTAGTGTTGTTGGTAGATCAATGACGGCAGACGGGGATATGAATCCAGGTCGTGTTCCAATTCAAGAACTTCAGTCAGGATCTGGTGGTGGTAAAATACAAAGTCTTATTGCTTTGTATAATTACTATCTACAAATGATGCGTGATGTTACAGGTCTTAATGAAGCAAGAGATGGTAGCACGCCAGATAAAAACGCATTAGTTGGTTTGCAGAAAATTGCTGCAGCAAATTCTAATACCGCTACAAGACATATTCTACAGGGAAGCTTATATCTCACATTGAAAATGGCTGAAGTTGTTTGCTTGAGATTGTCAGATGCTTTAGAATATGCAAATACTAGAAACTCTTTTATCAACTCGCTTGGTAAATTTAATGTAGCTACTTTAGATGAACTTAAAGATCTTCATTTGCATGATTTTGGTATATACATAAATCTAGCACCAGATGAAGAAGACAAGCAAAAGCTAGAAAACAATATTCAGATCGCATTACAAAGAGATCAAATATCACTAGAAGATGTTATTGATATTAGAGATATTAACAATATTAAGCTTGCAAATCAATTACTAAAACTAAGAAAGCGTAAGAAGCAAGAGGCCGATCGAAAAATGCAAATGGAAAATATCCAAGCGCAGTCACAGTCTAATGCTCAAGCAGCTCAAGCTGCCGCTGAGGCTGAAATGCAAAAAGAACAATCATTAGCACAAACCAAGGGTCAACTCTTACAATTACAAAGTCAAGTTGATATAAGCAAAATGGAAAGAGATGCTGAAATCAAAAAAGGTTTAATGCAATATCAGTTCGAACTTGACATGCAACTTAAACAGTTGGAATTACAGGTGATTAGTAATAAAGAAAGTTTAAAAGAAGATCGCAAAGACAAGAGAACTAAAATCCAAGCTAGTCAACAAAGTGAGTTGATTGATCAAAGAAAAAACAATAAACCACCAAAAGACTTTGAAGCAGAAAATAATCTGCTAAGTGGTTTTAATATTTAATTATATATTTTTTTATTATGTCTGAAGAAACAGAAAAAACAGAAGCAGTAGAGACAACTGTAGAAACAAATTCTAGCGATAAACCAATTGTTGAAAAAACAAACGATGGTTATAAGCTAGATTTCTCTAAAACAAAAGAAAATAACGATGCCGTTCAAGAGCAAAGCACAGATGAAGGCTTGTTGGGCGATATACAACAAGGAGAAGAAACAAAACAAGATCCCAAGGTGGGATTGCAAGAAGTGGTCGAAGAAGACAAAGAAGAAACTGTCTTAGAAGAGATTACGGATACTAGTGTAGAAGATAAAACTCAAGAATTTAAAACTACACAAGAGGTTGAGGCTACGGAAGAACAAGTTGAGCAAATAAACGAAGAGCTAGATAATAATCCAGGTTTAGAGTTACCTGAAAATGTTCAAGACTTAGTTAAGTTCATGAACGAAACTGGTGGATCGTTAGAAGATTACGTTAGATTAAATGCTGATTATTCTAGCGTTGATGATAAAACTTTACTTAAAGAATACTACAAATCAAAAAAGAAAAATCTTACAGATGATGAGATTAACTTTTTGATTGAAGATAAATTTGCTTTTAATGAAGACATCGATGAAGAAGTCGATATTAAAAGGAAAAAGTTGGCGTTCAAAGAAGAAGTTGGAGAAGCAAGAGAATTTTTGAATGGTCTGAAGGATCAATATTACAAAGAGGTCAAGTTGGGCTCTAAGTTACCTCCAGAACAACAAAAAGCAATTGACTTTTTTAACAGATACAATAGCGACCAACAAAAAGTGCAAGAACTAGCACAAAAGCAAAAACAGCATTTTATTAATGAAACGAATAAAATTTTCAATGAAGATTTCAAAGGTTTTGATTTCAATGTCGGAGAAAAGAAATTTCGTTATAATGTAAAAGATGCTGAATCAGTTAGAAAGCAGCAGGGTGACTTGTTAAATGTATTTGGTAAATATATTAAAGACAACATGTTACAAGATGCGGGGTCTTATCATAAGGCTTTGTTTGCTGCAAATAATCCTGATGCGATTGCTAATCACTTTTACGAACAAGGTCGAGCCGATGCTGTAAAAGGCATGACAGCTGAAGCTAAAAACATAAACATGGATGCGCGTAAAACCGCTAATGAATATGTACAAGCTGGGGGTGTTAAGGTTAGAGTTGTTGGTGGTGATTCAAGTTCAAAATTAAAAATGAAAATAAAACGCTAAAAATTAATAAAAAATGGCTTTAAATTTTGCTTTGGGTAATGCAGCTCCAGAACTTGCTGGACTTACCCCAAATAAAACCACGTTGGCTAGCAACTATGTAAACTTTAATAGTGCTACCTTCAACACGTGGGCGCAACAATACCTGCCTGAGGTTTACGAGGCAGAAGTTGAAAGATACGGAAACAGATCTGTATCATCTTTCCTTAGACTTGTAGGCGCTGAAATGCCTATGGCTTCTGATCAAATCGTTTGGTCTGAGCAAGGTCGTCTACACCAGTATATCAACGCAACGTTGGTAACTGATGGTTCTAATGTTAACGTTATCAACACTATTACTGCTCCTGTTGCTGGTGCTCACGCTATCAGAAAAGGATCTACAGTTGTTGTTCAAGATGCTGCTGGAAAATCTCAGCGAGCTCTTGTAACACTTGGTGTTGAAACTAGCACAACTCAGATCACTGTTGCTTCTTACGCAAACGCTACTGGTCTTGTAGCTGCTGGTTTGACTGCTGGTGCTGTTAAGGTTTTCGTATTCGGTACTGAATTTGGAAAAGGTACTAATGGTATGACTGAAAGCCTTGAGCCTGAAGTTAATACTTTCAGTAACAAGCCAATCATCCTTAAGGATAAGTTTGAAGTTTCAGGATCTGATGCTTCTCAAATTGGTTGGATTGAAGTTTCTGGAGAATCTGGACAGTCTGGATACTTGTGGTACATGAAAGCAGAAGGTGATGCTCGTACTCGTTTCGAGGATTACATTGAAATGGCAATGTGTGAAGCACAAGAAAGAGTGGCAAGTCACGCTGGATTTACAGGTGATTTTGCTAACGCTACTGGTTCTCAAGGTCTTTTTGAGGCTCTTGATGCTCGTGGTATTGAGTTTGAAGATTTGTCTGACATCGGTGTTTCTGGTTCTGATTTTGAAGGAGATGTTGATCTTATCATTCAAGAGCTTGACAAGCAAGGTGCTATTGAAGAAAACATGCTTTTCTTAAATCGCGCTTCTTCTCTTGCTATTGATTCAGGTCTTGCTGCTGCAAACTCTTATGGATCAGGTGGTACATCTTACGGTGTATTTGAGAACAGTGAGGATATGGCATTGAATCTTGGATTCTCTGGTTTCCGAAGAGGTTCTTACGATTTCTATAAGACTGATTGGAAATACTTAAACAATGAGGCTACTCGTGGTCAAGTTAATGATGTTGAAGGAGTATTGGTTCCTGCTGGTACATCTTCTGTGTATGATCAAATCATGGGTAAGAATATCCGTCGTCCATTCCTTCACGTACGATACAGAGCTTCTGAAGCTGATGATCGTAAGATGAAGTCTTGGGTTACTGGTTCTGTTGGTGGCGCCGCTACTTCTG